GCTAATCTCGCCACTCAGAGACCAGTACGCGAGTTGCTCACTCACTCGCTTTTCGTCGTAAGATGTCTCGGGATTGTGCAAGTATTCATTTCGAGGGTGGGGTCCTGGATGGCTTGGCCAGGCAGTATACAGCCCCAGAGGTGCCGACCCAGCTCCTAAAATAACTTCTCTAGACAGACCGATCTCCGGTTCCCAGATTATATCCCCTTTCTCACGGAACGCGCAGAACGAGCGACGCACCTCCTCGATGTCATCGCTCGAGCCTGAGACTCTAACATAGGCTCTTGGGCCTGATTTGGCAAATCGGTGCCTCACCCTCAGCCGGGTAGTAGCCGAGACCCCCTCTATATCTATCAAGACGGTGTCATACTTGCCCTCTCTACACTCTGACAAAAGACAATCAAGAACAGCGTCATTAGTAATGTCTCCTCCTAATGCCCAGGACACGGGGTGAAGACTGAACCCTGGGTGGTTGACTGGCGGGACGTAAGTGAGACAGTCTTGCCCCAATCGTTCTAGTGCGGAGCACAGGTCTACTCCAGTTACCTTACATTGGGGAGGTATTACTCGAAGAATCCCACCAGCTCCTATCCCTATGACCAGTACAGAAGATCCTCGCTGGACACGGCCCCAGATAGGACCCCATCGCAGGTGGGCATCGGAGACTGAGAACCAAGGCCTGAGTTCATATGAATACACCATATCTACCAGAGATAGCGAGGGCCGTAGAGACTCTAAGAGAAGCGGTCCTCCCGTCCCAACACAGAGATGTGCGTCGACACCAGGGTTAACTGTTAGGCACACCGGTGGAGGTCTGTCGTAAACCGGAACCGAGGGCGCAGGACTAAGTCTATACTTGCGGATCACTGCCTGGGGAGAAGTCGCCAGTTTTCTCAAGTAAGGGTCGAAACCCATTACGTCAATTAGTGTTGCCAGCCTAGTCGCCCTGAGATACTCATCATCTCCTTCTCCTAACTTAGTCACCACCTGAAGTAGCTTCTTCGATGCTACGATGTTATCTTTAGTAGGTCTTCTTAATATTGATTGGGCCAACCAGGTTGACACGAATGTAGACAAGCTACTTGACAGGGAGCTCAACCCGGATAGATACACGTCCTGGAAGTAGTGTCCTGGTTGTCGGGTAAACTCAGCCTCTCGTGATACTATCTGCAGGACCCACCACTTGATATTCGTTTCCTTACTTGATCCCCCTATCACCGGTTTCCCATACTCCCCGGCCACACTTGTACATTCTTTAAGGGTAGCAAGAGCAGCCGGTACCAGCAATAGGGCACTCTCTGCAACAAGGCTGAGATAGTGGCGGAGTGGATCGATATCTTTATGAAGAGATCTAACAAATCTTCCAGAAATATACGCTGCGCAGGCCCGGGTCATGCCATCAAGGTAGTGATCATAGGGGATCCTTTGAGCTTCAGGAAGGTCTATCACTCGGGATGATCTGACTTCCGATCGGACATATCCGCCAGTTCTTATTCTCCGGATTCTCCCTGTCAGAGTGTCTAAGAAGATCGCACTTAGTGCATCAATTTGCCGAGGCTCGAGAGAGTTTTCTTGGAACAGGCCTTGGTTCATGATCGCGGCTTTGGGGAACCTACTCGAGACTTTGATATCGGAGCTGAGGGAGTAGAAAAGTTTGGGAGGTACGGTAGGACCCTTTGGAAACTCGATCGGGCCATCTACTACCGAGTCAGCAATCACAGGTAGGCTGCTGTCGTGAAGGATGACCAGGACACACCCGTAGGGTGGCTGTAGTGCAATCTGGCTCAGATACCAGCAAGATAGTGCATTTAAGGTAAGATTCACTTCCTGGAAAGATACTGGGCGATCGATAGATCCTAGTGACCGGCTTTTATTCGTGGAGATTGTCATGTTAGTATGCCACGTGACAAGGGAGTTTACATATGATCCCATAGGGGCATCGGTAGTGTTATACCTGTGAGAGTCAGTCCCCCCTACCCTCTCCCGGGTGAACATACTTAATTGTTCTACATCATATTCACAGCGAGTTTGAGCCAAAGCCGTCAGGTACAAATAAAGCTGTGAGCCTGGGACAGTCAACATTTTCCTGATCTGGAGGAGCCGGATGGCATCTCGCTGAGGAGGAGAGGAGTCGACGGGTTTCACCCACTTTGCTACAGATTTCTCACTAGTCTCGCTACCAATGTAGGGAGTAACTGTACCTCGTGACTCCAAGGCAGTCAGTGAATCTACGGAAAGGCCGAGTGATGTAACTAGCGGGCAGTTATCTCCATCTCGTGCCAGTATCCAAGCAGAGTCCTTCGGGACTATACTAATCACCCCAAGATCTAGCGGGTGTATATTAGTTACGCCCATCATATCCCCGCAGTTCCACGCCGACCGGAGCGATATAGTAAGAGCATAAATGCCCAGAGACCTCCTTCCGTGCCACACAGGCTGACGGACCCTATATACCATTGATAAGAGGAAATAAGTTTGGCGAAGATACTCTTTATCATATAGTAGCCCTTGAGCGGTCAGGTCTACCTCTTCCGAGGCTCGCGAGATCTTGTAGAGAGTTGATGTATTTGTGAACCGCTTACTAAATGTGTCACACACCCCGTACAGTGAGCTCTTGTAGACATCATGGATGATCTTAGGATAAAGGGGTTTAGTGCGGAGTAAGTCTGAGAAGAATGTCGCACGTCTAGAGTCATTGTAGGTAAGAAGGTCTCTGATACTTATATTCTTCGTCATTTTTACCAGTGTCCCTTTCAAGCGGGACGCTAGTCGGGCGGTGGAAGGAGGGGACCTGTTTAGAGGGATAGAAAAAGGATCCAGGATAAGCCCGTCTGTGTTGATTTTATCCGGAGGACAAAGGAGCAGTTTCCGTTGCAAGAGTCCTATGTACAAGCGGACTTCAGGAATTGACACAAAGACATCTAGGGAGGTCAAGGAAGAGGCCAGCGGATCCTGGTGGCCTCGGTATAAGAACTCAGCCAACGTGCACACAGGGAGCCCACCTAGGTTAGACGGCACAAGCGTCAGGAGGATACACCAGTTTGGGGCACCTTCCTTGTACAATATCCCCCCTAGTGAATCACGTATAAATGTTCCATGAAGGTAAGACCAGCGGAACTCTCTACGGATAAGCCAGTTCTCAACGAGTTTCGTAAACAGAAAGATAGGGAGTGTGTACCCAGATCGATCAGTAGTTGCAGCACCAGTGGCCGAGACCTTAGAGTAGACTTGAAACATGCTAGGGGAGTCCGTAGATGTAGAGGGAAACATACGAGCTATCGACTTACATGTAGTCTCAAGAACCCTCCCCTTGTACCAGAGCTCCTTCCCATATGAGGTGAAGGAAGTGCTGTACGTACACTCCTCTGCTTTCAGTTCGTGACCTACCGACGCAGCAAATTCTGAGCACGATCGTGTGACGTCCAAAGACAAGCGTCGGACCCGTGCGTGGAAGTCAGTCTTAGACTCCTCTTTCCCTCTTGTGCACTCTATGAAGAGGACTTGATTGTCTCCCTGTCCTGCCAAGTTGTACCGTAGTCCGAATGGCCATATTGCGGCTTGGATGATACATATGGTCGCTGCTGTCCACCCTTTCTGGAAGATCCCCTCCATGCCTGTCGGATGTCCGTTCCATATGCCTGGTTGGTCTGGGATATGACCTCGGGAAGGCTTGGTCAATTTAGGAGTGAATGATGAGTGCCGGAGGACTATCATACATTGTTCGTAGAACTCGTGGATTACATCATATAGTCTCTCTGTACCGAAGATCTGATCAAATCGACGCCCTAAGGGGTCTATTGTTCGTCGCTCGAACTTAAGATTCCATCTCGAAAAGTCGAGTTCAATCATGAGATTTACCTTGTCTCCAGAAGGATCCTGTCGGGTGTACCCTAGAAACCTGTTCAGTAACTGATTCTTAGAGTCGGTCATTGTTTGCTCAGGGATGTAAGAGAAGATACCTTGGGCAAGGTTTTGCTCGGTTAGCACGAAGAAGGACCTCATCTCTAAAACCATCATTGCGAAAGTCCTAGGCTCTAGCTTCATCTCCCTCTCTTTCGGACAGACGGTTACTATCTTCCAGTCAAAGGGAATATCCCTCTTGGACACCCTGTCGCATATGC